GCCGTTGTTGGCACTGGTGCTTACGTTTACGTTAATAAAGATTCCATCATAGAAAGTATAACAGAGAAAGCACTTGGTGCTATAGGTGGTGGACTAGGAGGAGATCTTCCTATTGGAACTCCTGATTTAGAAACACCTGATGTAGGAGCAATGGCTGTGCCATCTGGTGGTTTAGGAGTTTCTCAATTCTAAATAGGTTAGTTGCTTTACCCCCATGGCTGAAGAAGTTAAAGAAGAAGTAGTAGAAGAAGAACATCCTGAAGAGGAAAAGAAAAGAGGTGTCTTTGGTAAAGTAAAAGATGCCATACTGCCAGATGCTGATGAACAAGCAGCAATCATCTCTACTTTTGTGCGAATTACAGTTCTTGCCTGGTCAGGAGGAATACTGACTTTAAATTACGTTGCGATACCAGGTGTACCACAACAGAAAATCGATCCAACTTTTATAGCTTCGGTTTTTACAGGAGTTTTAGCTAGCTTTGGGATTCAAACCGCATCTAAGAAGGGTGATGGTACAATGAAGATGGATAAGAATGGTAATGCTATCAATGGCAATGGTGGTGGAGGTGGTATCAGTAAGAAAGACCTTGAACTATTAATAGAGAAAGCATCTCAGACTGGTCCTACTCAGACAATTAGAATTGAGCAAGCACCTATCAAGATAAGCACTGATGAGAAGCCTTATCAATTGTAAAGATAAAGAAACCATTAAATGAATAACTAATTATTCAAATGAACACACAATATCCCAAACCAAGGTGGGATCTTGAAAATGATGTAGTACGACTTGAGCAAATGATTATTGTTTACGAACAAGAAATCGAACAACTGAAGATTGAGAAGGATGAATTGAAAAGGGAAATCCTTTTTCTTAAAAGACGTTTAAAAATAGAGGAGGATGAAGATGTGGAATCTTAATATTAAAGAAGCATTTACTAAGGTTAAAGATTGGGACAAGGCATGGGCAAAGAAGATACAAGACAAGTTTAAATTGACAGATTATCAAATGTTATGTTTGGCTTTTGGTAAGGGATTCATACTTGGTGCGTTGATACTCTAACTGAGTCAGTAAGTCCACACTGAACTAGGCAAAATTACTTATCTGTGCTATAAATATTGTAGTATGGGATTGAATGATCATGCCCCTGACTCATTATACAGTCGGATATCACGACACAGAATTACATCACTATGAAATCTGTGAGTATGCAACAGATGCATATGAAGCTATAAAGAATTCAAAAGAGGATGTCTCCTATTTGAGGGAGCATCCCTTTTTTATTGACTATTGTGTAACAGAATCATGAAGAAAAACAAACATGAAATTATGTGGTGGATGAGTAGACTCACTATCATGGGAACTTCTTTAGGGTTATCAGCATGGCTTGCAGCACAAGCATATGTTTAAATAGTATGGTATAATATTTTTATCAACTATTAAGACAATGATTTTAGTATTCATTATTGTAGGATTATTATTCTTTATTATGGGGTATGGACTATACCTTACAATAGGACCAGGTAAGAGGGATCTAAGAGATCCTATTGATGAACATGCAAAGATGCATGAGTTAGGTATAGCTCATGGTCATGGTGGTAGTAAGGAAGCTTATACTATGTCAGGTAAACTTGAAAAGCATAGTCATCCAGATTCTCTACTGGGATGAGTGAGGTTGTCCATAGCGTAAATATTATGTTGGCTATACTTCTTGTAGGAGTATGTGTTACAATATACTGGATATTTAAATATGATGAATGGTATCCTAACGACAATGTTCATAGTCACATCTCCAATGAATCCCAACGCATTGATTCAGGAGATGAGAACTTGGGAATCAGAGAAGAATAGAACTCCTGTAGATGAGATGCTAAATAATTCACTACAAGAAATGGAGTGGGGAGATTATGGGAGCGATGACACCACCATCGAGGAAGAGTTGTTACAATTTCCGAGTGACAGAGATAGTGAAAGTATTAGACGGGGATACGATAGATGTTCTCATAGACCTTGGATTCGATTTATTCAAGAAAGAACGGGTAAGGATTGCTGGAGTGGATACCCCAGAGAAGAGAACCAGAGACCTTGAAGAGAAAGCACTAGGAATAGATGCTACTAATTGGTTGAAGAAAAAGTTAGAAGATACTATTGCAGGTGATGGAGATGAACTCACTATTAGAACTGAACTTGTGGGTGGCACTGGGAAGTATGGCAGGCTTCTTGGTTGGCTCTACATTAATGAGGATGCTCTTTCCTTAAATGAACAAATGATTACTGAAGGTTATGCTTGGGAATATGATGGTGGCACTAAACAGAAAAATTTTGAGTCTCTACGTGAAATTAGGAGAACGTTTGGGACTCTGGCAGAGTAACAATCAAGTATACATTGACATACAGGGTAAAACAGGAAGACGTTTATACGCTGAATGGTCTATACCAACTGAGGAATATGAAAATGCAGGACGATGAAGGAACCTTGATATCTGAGATGTTAACATTAACAGCTCTTCTTGGTGGTAGGATGGAAAGGTATGACACCTACAGTTCTACTGGTAAAACTTCCAAGAAAATTATCATAGAATATAACGTTGAGGTAAATGAAAGATGATTGAAGATAGAGATGACTTTATTAAGTTACTAAAGGAGAAAGCATATAAGAAGGGAGAGTATACCCTTTCTTCAGGTAGAACTAGTGAGCACTATGTAAACTGTAAACCAGTCACTCTTTCTGGTGAAGGTCTTCTGTATGCTAGTTGTTGTATGTTGGAGTGTGTAGAAGAGGACAGTGTAGCAGTAGCAGGATTAACTCTAGGTGCTGATCCATTAGTATCAGGTGTTGCTTTGGTGTCTGCTATTGATGAGATAAAACTTGATGCCTTGATTGTTAGGAAGGAGGCAAAGGGTCATGGTACAGGAGCATGGATAGAAGGACCAGAATTACCAGCAGGTTCTAAGGTAACTGTACTAGAGGATGTAATTACTACAGGTGGTTCTGCTATTAAAGCAGCAGAGAAATTAAGGGATGCTGGATACATAGTTAATAGAGTAGTAGCAATTGTGAATCGTCAAGAAGGAACTGAAGCAGATGATGCTATGGATGCTGCTAATCTAGATCTTGTTAGTCTATTTGTATTGGAGGAATTATGGACATAGGTAAAGCAGCATCTACTACCACAGCAGCAGTGGTTCTAGGGACTGGTGCATTTGTTGGTGGCAACCATCAGATTGATAAGATGCAAGGAGGACCACAGAAGAGACAGGATGCACAAATAGAACAGATCAGACAGGTGGTAAGAGAAGAAGTCTATATACAAATGGTTAATGCTTGGCCTAAGACTAGTGGACCAGTGAAAGGTCTTGTAGTTCCAAAGCAGGATTATAGACAGGAGGTTCCTAAATGAAAAATTTACCAATCCCATTACTCACATTCTTAGCAGCACAAGTAGGTGCAGCAGTTTGGTGGGGTGCTCAAATAGATGCCAAGGTAAGACTTGTAGAAGAGAATAGAAGATATATCCAAGAGGTTGTTATTCCTTCTTATGAGATCAGTGACAACTGGGACAACCCACACTATAACAACTGGTTAAAAGCTGGTGGTTGGAAAGATAAGTAATGTCTCATCCTAATGGTTACACTCAGGAGATGATCAAGGAGATACTAGGTACTGCTTGGTTGGAAAAAGATAATATGCCTGAGACTGGTAATCAAATGAGAAGAAGGAAGGGTAATGAGATGAGAGCAGGGAAGAGACCTTATCCTAAGTATCCATCAAAGGAGTCAAGGATAGCAGACACCTCAGGTAGGTTTGATGAGAAGGGAGAATATGTTTACCCTGAAGGTAGTGGGTTTAATTATATGGAGAAACTAGATCCTAATTCTCAATGGAAGGTTAAAGTATCATGATTCCTTATATTGATACTGTTGGTGGTGAGGGTATACCTTTTATTCAGGTTAATGGTACTGGTATAAAATTAATACAAAATGTTAGTCCATCAAATATTGGTATAAGATATATTTCTGATGCTAGAGTGTGGATGCAAGAACCTCCACAAGCAATTCCACCAACTGTTCCTGTTACTGTTCTTGCTGGTACTCCTATAGTTAATATGCCAGGTTGTGTAAAGGTACACAAGGAGAATGTGAAGCAGAGATCAAGAAATAAGATGCTGGTGGATAATGATCCTAAAGGCAATACAGTATTGTGTGATGCTGGTGCTCCATACTATGAGCCAGCAGATTATGATTATAGAGATTTGACATGGCAAACATTATATACAGATTCAGATGAAGCTCCTGAAGGTATTGATACTGGAGACCCACCTACACCTGAGATACCAGATGCTCCATCACCCCCTGAAACACCTGGTAAAACAGCAGAGGATGTAGAATGCCCTCCACCCAATGCAAGGAGGATTGGAGACCTGAATCAGGCAGGTACAGAGAAGGTTGTGGGATATAAACTAAGTCCAGATAAAAAAGAATGCATAACAGAATGGGAGGAACTGTCCTTTACAGAACAATACCTCCCATCAGTTCCTATTGTATCTACTACTGCTACTATTGCTCTGGTTGCGACGTCATCCGCCCTACTTGCAAAACCCCTAGCGGATTTGCTTTTGAAGGTTGTGAAACCTGTGATAAAGAAGGTCGTAACCAAGGTAAAAACGATACTGGGGAAGAAAGAACCTGTTCTTTCTGTTCAGGAACGTCAGGCTGCTCAGAGGGATCGGAATCAGGCAATACAGACTCTGAAGAAGGCTGTGAAGAAGTAGGATTAGTCCAACTAGGTTGTGGTATCTGGTGTTCATGTGGCATTATCTTTCCACCAGGTGCAGTAACAACTACATCAGCACATACACTATAGTATGGTGATTTTGGATGGAACATTATACCAGATTTTTTAAGTTCACCACAATTTTTGAGACGAGCAATCTCAAAGTCTAATCTTTTATTAGCAACTGCTTGGGTAGTCATTGCTATCTGAGCATTTGCCGCTTCATGACATTGCCTTTGGAATTTTCTATTGAGAGGCACAGAAAGAGTACCAGAGAGACCTAGATTAAATGATTGGTTTGCTCTCATATCAGTACGCACTGGTTTGAACCATGATGGTGTCATCTTTCCACCACTATCAACTACATCTGGTACACCATTAGGACTATCTACATCTTGAATTATGCTGATGTCTGATCCATCAGGGAACCATCTAATTACATCTCCTGCAGTATTACCATCTGTTCCATCAGAGATATATGTTCTATCATCATACCAAGATTCCCAAGGGTAGTTCTTTACATTGACATATGTTGGAACCATCTTACCCGTTGCATCAGTTACATTATATTGTGGTTCATCATAGTAATCTTCCCAAGGATCTTTTCTACTGTCAGCAAATTGTACATAGGGTGTAAGGTTAAACGTAGCACCTTGACACTGCACTCCACCACCATAGGTGTTGGTTATGTATGGACCTTGTAATACTTGTATCGCCTGGTTCGTTACTGAGCCGCTACTATTGGCTATAGGATTAGCAGTAGCACTAACACCACCTACTCCTTGTGCTAAAGAAACTGTTGGAGATAATAATGATAGTACTAATGTACTTACTGGGTAAATGTACTTGTTGTGTCGGTGACGCTTTGGATGGAGGTCACGCGTTGTATTATCGTTTGATTCGTCATACCTGGTCCAGAATATGTCTGGGTAAATTGAAAGGCTGCTCCAGGTTCGTGGATTGTGAAGTTGTTTTGTGCTGAGAAGTTTAATGAATCGAAGGAAGAAGTTGCTGCTGCTGCAGTTGCTCCTGTTTCGTCTGTTCCCACGGTTGGTGCTACTTGCACTGTTGATGTACTCACATTGGGGTTTAATGCTGCACCGTTGTTGTCGACGCCTACCCCAGTAACGCTGTATTCCCATCCTGTCCTATAGTCAATTGAATTTATAGTTTCGGTGACTGTAGATTCAGTCTCCGTGTGGCTCGTCATTGAGCCTTGTTGGAAATTTGGGACCACGGGGACTGCTCTTGCAGCACCCACACTACCTAATGTCAACACTAATATAGTTATAAAGCTTTTCATCACCTATTAATCTAGTTGATTTGTAGCTCAGTTACAAACTGTCCAGTGGCTACTGTACCTGCTCCGCCAGCGGTTACAGTCAAAGCACCTTGACTAGTTACAGTACCAGCTAAGTTGCCTACAGTTCCTGCTGCAGTAGATAATTGATCACCATATGCAGACACATCACCTATATCAGGTCCAGTTGTATCAATAGCATCCCCTTGAGTGAATGCCTGAGTGAAGCTGAAAGATTCACCTGGGTCATCCTGTACTGCAGCAATTGTGCCAGGAGCATATACACCTGAAGTTATAGTACCAGCACTAAGTGTATTAGCAGTGGTTCCATCAGTTGTATCCACATTATTTCCTGTGATACTAAATGAAGATCCAATTCTCTTCATTTGAGTTGCAGCCGCATTAACCTGTAGCTGAACACTAGAAGTCATACGTGATGTAATATCAGCTTTTGCTGATGGTGCTACCAATGCACCTGCCATCAATAACATAGCAAAAGGTAAGAATCTTTTCATTTAGTGATACCAAACCGTGTGTTTATTTAGCATTCTTAATATTGTAATCTATGATACTA